CGTCATCGTTCTTAATAGATGTACCAGTACCTGCTGTGCCTGAACCAGTTGTTGCTTCTGCTGTAGAGTTTAATGCTGTATTTGCACTACGAACAACGAACAACGAACTAGTGTAACCTAAAAAGTTAGCGGCACATAAAAAGTCAACTACGTTACATGCATTTGGTTTACCAAATCTTTCAACCAACTCAGTTTCGTTTGTAACTTGTACTGCTTGATCTATCGGACCCCAACGGAATTGACCAGCAAATGCGCCAGATGTTGTAGATACTGCTTGTGAGGAAGATACCAAATCCGATTCGGTGATCTTGATTCCTGGTGAAATTAGACTTATAGCCATTGAATTCTCCTTGTTATAATGATGTTTTGTTGTTAGGTTTGTTTAATTTATTTATAAAAAATCAGATTTGTGATAATTCTCTACCTGCCAGACCTGTCCACTTACATCTACTAATTGATTTTCTTCTTCGCCATTATTTATGAAGCCAAAAGGAGTAATTTCCTCTTCAATCATTTTGATTCTTGCTTCGTACAATTCTTTTCTTATATTAATGTTTGTTAATTCCTTAAAATATGAGTTTGTTGTCAACCACGAAAATAACACTAAAGGCATAACTAAATCATCGTGATATCCTTCATCAGCAGAGTAACTGTTTCTTTTTTCAATAAATGTTGAAATCTCAGATATAGTGTCAGCATCGTTGATAATAAGTTTTTTCTCTTCAACCATAGACTTAAAATTAGAACAGCCTATGCGTTTAACTTTCTTGTCTGTAATAACACCTAGTTGTGTCTTACCCCCACCAAATCCACCATTGACAACTTGCCCTTGAGTTGTTCTAGAAACTGATATGATATTCTCATATTCATATTCTGCGTAAAGAATCTCTGCAACTTGTTCTGAAGAATTGATTTCAATTAGAACGTATGCTTCATTGTATTCTTTACCTATTCTGTAAAGTACTGATGGATACAGAAGTGGGCTGATTTGATTGTTTCTGTATTTACCCACAATTTTATATGGCATCTGAGTTATGTCAATGATCTGAAATGCTGAATAGTCACCACCAACACCTTTAGCTGTGTCTGCAACGATACAATACGCATGATCCTTTTCAACCTTCTCATAAATGTCAAGCCCATCTTTTTGATACATGATAGGTTTAGCAGACATTTGTGCAATAGAATCAGAAGCAATTAACGTTAAACTAGAACCTAAGAAGTTACATAAAACTTCTTGATTGAACTTTAACTCACCAAGTAATCTTCGCTGTTCAGTCGCCCATGCTTCGTCACGACCAGGAATTTCCCAATACGGAATAAACAAATTGACAAATCCATTTCTGTCACTCTCTGCATCATTCCAGAACTTCCAGAAATGATTGTATCCTAGAGGGGTAGAACTTAGCAGAATCTTTGTTGTTTCACCAGCAGAAATCGTAGGATAAACTGAGGTGAAGAATTGTTCTGCTACATTGTTCGGTATGATAGCGGCTTCGTCAACGTACAATAAGTTAACTGACTTACCACGAATACCAGATGCGCTTGTTGCGGCTGTGAATACGATTGATCCATTCTCCAAAGCAATGTCACCTTTGTTCCATGTAGTGACACCTTGCTGTAACCATGTAGGAAGATTCTCGTACATGATTTGATAACGATACAAAACTTCTCTAGCGGCTGTTGCTTTGTTTGCTAGAATCGCTACAGTCTTGCTTCCTTGAAACAATGTGTACCAAAGAATGTAAGCGGCTGAGGTTGTTGTTTTACCTTGTTGACGACCTTCCATAAGAATAACTTTACGATTCTCATGGATAATCTTTACTTTGTTCTTTTGACAATCGTATAATTTGAATGGCTGAAGCCCGTGATCTAGCGTGACAATCTTACAATAACTTTCAATGAAGTATATTGGATCGTCAGCACATCTTAAATATTCTTCAATTTCTTCTTTAGTGAAATTGAGTGGTACGCCAGATGCTTTTAAAAGAGAATTTCCTAAGTAGGATTTTGCTGTCATCTCTTGCCAATTAGTTTCTGTAATTCTGCTGTGCTACCAACAAATAGCGCATTCGTTATATGCTGTGGTTGTTGTGCCGTGTCATCTTTTTTAGATTTTAAGTCTTTTACTTTTTTACCCAAGTCTAACAAATCTTTGTTAGTGTCTGACAATGTTTTAATCAACTGCCCCACAACTTCATATGCTCTAGGAGACTCACCTTCTTTTGCTAAGAAGATAATGTTTTCCATAGCAACTTTGCCTTGCTCAATGAATAACTTTAGATTCTCTCTCGCATATTCATAGTCTGCATCAATAGACTCATCGTTTGGCGCACCAGTAGAAACAGGTTCTTTAACTTGTTCTACTACTGCGGGTAGGACTTGTTCAACAATCTTACCTTGCACATCAAATATGTCATTCAATTTATCATCAACAGTTTTTTTCATGTTAAGGTTTGTATCCATTGTCATTAGTCTGTGTTTCTGTCACATTGAATTCTGCATCGCCAGTAAACGTTTGTGTGGATATAATTGCTCTGTCAATAGATACGCTGTCATTGATAAGATTCAAATCATCTTTAATAATATACTTGAACTTATTGACAGGTCCAAATAGATATCCTTTAAGAATAAAATCTAGTTGCCATGTCTGAATTCTACGTGAGTCAAAGTCGCCTTCATATGAATCGTCTGAAGTTACAGATTGTAATTCAATTGGAACGTCCATGTTTAGACTTAACTCAGGCACCATCTTCATTGTCACAGTAAAGTCTGGAGTAAAGAATGGTACAATTTGTTCCACAATTTGTGTTCCGTCTTCAGTATTTTTGACAAGTACATGTAAGGTGAAATTAAAGTCATATGGAACTGGTGAGTACATATAGTTAAAATCTAGCCCGCCAGTGTTAACGCCTTTAGTTATCTTGTGCCCTGTGTTTAATTTACGGCTTGGTGCATATGACATACCAGTAAACTCAAAGCCTAGTCGTGGCAAAGTAGCGCCAATTTCACGATTTAACGTAGGGTCGCTTAAGACTCTCTGAATGAACTTTTGTTTTGGTCCATATTCAATAGGAACGTTTAACGTTTGAATTTTAGTTCCCGTGTCATTGTATCTGTCAACTTGAATTTCGTTAAACAGATTACCAAACATAATTACGTAACGTCTTAACGTTCCGTGGTAGAAGTCGTGTCCGAACATCATATTAGAAAGTCCTTGTCAATGCGAATGGGTTTTGTTCTGAGAAGTCTAGAATGTCATCATCAATAATTTTCTGGCCAATTGCTTCATTGTCTGCGGCAACTTCGGCAGCCACAACAACATTACCTTCATTGATAATGAATGTACCATCTTCAAGTAAGAACAAGAATGAATCTTCGTCCAACATTTTTTCATTGTTAACAGTTGACATACTGTACTGTGTCTCAATGTTGTCAATATCTGCAACTTCGGTATCAATACGTTCGCTAGAGTATTCGTATCTATCACAACGCATTTCGTATGTGTATAGTTTACCTAGCTGAAAGAAGTTTTCAATGTTCTCTGTGAATTTAATTTCGTACATGTATCCAAGCATAGGAATCCAAATTAAGTCTCCCTCTCTTGGTCTTAGAATGCTTGCATAGTCGTATGATTGTTCGTCTAGTAAATATTCACCATCTTCATTCTTGAAGTTGTATCCATATTCAGTTATGAATGATGGCTTCAATGATTGTGTGAATCTCTTCTGTGCAACAACGAATGTGATTGATTCGTCAATTTGCAAACCGAACTTGGAAAGAAAATCTTCTTGCCCTGCAAATCCATCAAAACTTTTAATATACAATTCTAACTCAAGTGCGTCATCAAAAAGCATTAGCGCATCTTCACCGTAAATCTTATCTAAATTTACATGCGTTCTTGGTAAGTAATAACCATCTACACCATAAATCTTGATAGATTCAATGACTAAATCTTCAACAAGATTTTGTTCCTGTTTGACAGGAGTGTATTGATTAAAATAGCGATTACGTGCCATGATTACCCTAGCATGTCAGTAACAGGCAAAGAATACGAACTAATCATTTCAGCTTCTATAGCTTGAATTTCGTCCGTAGCTTCATCCCAGATTTTCTGTCCATTGAACGTAATACCACCTGGCATAGAGAGCCCTTCAAACTTTTTCAAGTTTTCTCCCCATTGTTTTTTGATTTGTGCTGTGCAATATCTTTGCAACCATCTGTCATTGTAAATATCGGTGTATGTGTCTGGATTTATTTTTTGATACGCTTCAACAATGATGTATTCGCCTAGAACAACTTTTTCACCCCAAGCGATGTCTATGTGTAATTTGTTTGAATGTCTCTGAAAACGAATAGCTTGTTTACCAACGAA